ATGTGTGGACGTTTTGCACAAGCACAAACCCGTGAAGAATATCTGGCCTACCTTGCCGATGAAGGCGATCGCGACATTGCATATGACCCGGAACCTATTAGCCGGTACAACGTGGCGCCCGGTACAAAAGTGCTGCTGCTGAGCGAACGCGATGAGCAGTTACATCTCGATCCGGTGTTCTGGGGCTACGCGCCCGGGTGGTGGGATAAAGCACCCCTGATAAACGCGCGCGTCGAAACCGCGGCCACCAGCAGAATGTTTAAACCTCTGTGGCAGCATGGCCGGGCGATCTGTTTTGCGGATGGATGGTTCGAATGGAAGAAGGAAGGCGACAAGAAACAACCCTACTTCATTCACCGGGCCGACGGGCATCCAATATTCATGGCGGCGATCGGCAGCACGCCTTTTGAACGCGGCGATGAAGCTGAGGGCTTTCTGATCGTGACATCTGCTGCTGACAAAGGTCTGGTGGACATTCACGACCGCAGTCCTCTTGTTTTGTCACCAGAAGCCGCCCGGGAGTGGATGCGTCAGGATGTTGGCGGGAAGGAAGCCGAGGAGATAATTGCCGACGGAACAGTTCCCGCCGACAAGTTTATCTGGCACGCCGTTACGCGTGCCGTGGGGAATGTTAAGAACCAGGGGCAGGAACTAATCGAGGCAGCACAATAAAAAGTTAAAGAAACCAGGCGCGTTCTAAATGAGCGAGAAGTGAACATTTAGATAGGCATCGCCTTGCTATCCGCCCATATTAAAGCCGGATTTTTGAAAATCTCTGTAGACTTCCGGATTGTTGAAGGCCGGGAATTTAGCTTTATGGGCTGCTGATTCAATCGCTTCGCAATAGGCTTTATTACCATTGCTGGTTGATATTTTTAAAGCCGTGCCATCCTGAGCAAATTCAATATGCAACCTGCATTTTTTTCCCTTCCATTTCTGAGGCTCATCAAGTTTGTCATTTATTGCCGCCCTGATTGCCCGAGCTTGCTTACCCCATTCATCCTGATCATCCCAGCGTCCTGAACTGCAATTACCCGTAGCTGTGGTCTTATGGCAGTCAGAAGGATGCAACGGCGCACATCCCGCGACCAGGCTGAACGCAATGGTTGATATAACGATTTTCTGTACTGTATTAGACAATCCCATATCTTGCCCCTAAATCCCTTTAAACCTCAGCAATATTGGCACATTCTTCCTTCATTCTGCCATCTTTTCAACTACTAATTTTTTTGCAATAGCAATTCTTCGTCCCCTTCTGGAATAAAGCGGACCAAGACATCAAGAAAATTTATCGGACTCTAAGCAAATCTGAATATCTCGTGGTATATCGAGGCGACAGCATTTCTCGCTTCATTTGCCACTGCTGCTGTATACCCTGCCCGGCAAAATAGAGCGTGCCCTTTCCGTCCTTTGCATTCAGGTGATCCAGCACTTCCATTAACTTCTCGCTACCAGCTCGAGGCGCACTGTCGTCAAACAGATTTAGCTGGGCCACGCCCTGGCTGAAGAAGTCGCCCAGCATGACACCCGCTTTCTGGTACCGGTGACCGTCCTTCCATATTTTGTCCAGACACTTTACCGCGGCGTTGATGATGTCTCTGCTGTCCTGCGTTGGCGTGAGCAGCCTTACCGATGCGCTGTTTCCGTAATACGGCTCATTAAGGGCAAATGGAGAGGTCTTGACGAAAGCGGAGATAAAACGGCAGTACTGATGCTCACCACGTAGCTTTTCAGCTCCACGGGCGGCATAACTGCAAATCGCCTGCCGCATGTGTTCATAGTCAGTAATACGTTCGCCAAACGATCGGCTGCATACAATTTCCTGCTTTACCGGGGCGAACTCCTCCAGATCCAGGCATGGCTCGCCGCGCAGCTCCCGGACGGTTCGCTCCAGCACAACGTTAAAGTGCTTGCGGATAATCCACGTGCTTTGTTCTGAGAGGTCCAGTGCGGTTTTTATGCCCATAGCGTTCAGCTTCTTGCTGATGCGCCGGCCAACGCCCCAGACATCCTCTACCGGCACCAGTGCCATTAACCTGCGCTGCCGGTCGACGTTTGAGAGATCGACCACGCCTCCAGTCTGCCGCTGCCATTTTTTCGCAGCATGATTGGCCAGCTTCGCGAGTGTCTTGGTCTGCGCTATGCCGACGCCGACTGTAAGATGCGTCCGCTGTAAAACGGTCGCGCGGATCTCTTTCCCAAATTCAGTCAGGTCCCGGCAGTTTCTTACGCCGGTCAGATCGCAAAAGGCTTCGTCTATGCTGTAAATTTCCACGCGCGGGCTCATTTCTTCCAGCGTGGTCATTACCCGGCTGGACATGTCTGCATAGAGCTCGTAGTTGCTGCTGAAGCAAACAACGCCAGCCCGCCGGAACAGCTCTTTCTGCTTGAAGAACGGCTCACCCATCGCGATCCCGGCAGCCTTTGCTTCTGCGCTACGTGCGATTACGCAACCGTCATTATTCGACAGAACGACAACAGGTCTTCCGCGCAGATCGGGCCTGAATATTGTCTCACAGCTCGCATAAAATGAATTCACATCTACAAGGGCAAACATCACATCACCGGATTGTCGTCTGTGAACGCCGCAGCGCCATTGATAAAAAAGGTCACCACTCCCATGACATCGACTTCATCTAAAGCATCACCTTCTATGCTTTCACCGTCTTCGGTGATGAGCGCCCCGCCCATAACGACCGCGAACTGTAGTTGTCCGAACGCATTTACCAGCACGCGTGTTCCGTTGGATGGCACAAGATCAGGCTGAAAAAGCGCATAACCGCCTGACGTTTCAACCAGGCATGAGTAGCGGTTAACGCCACATAGCTGTTCAAGCCTGTATCGCTGATCTTTTTCCTGCACAACTCACCTCCGATAGATACTGTGCATTCATACAGTATTATAGATCGGAGGTATCGATCAATAGACTTTGCAGTGTTAGTATGTCTTCCTATTCTGCATATACATATGGATAAAAAAATGAGTGTCTTTTCAAAGACAAGTAAAACATTAAACCATAATTACCAACCTGGCGTAGATGGACTTAGAGCTGTTGCAGTTTTACTTGTTTTGATTTTCCATGTCGGGTTTGATGCCTTCCCAGGTGGATTTATTGGCGTAGACGTTTTTTTTGTTATTTCTGGTTATCTAATTACTGGAATACTATTTAATCAGATGCTAAAAGGAAGTTTTAGCTATGTTGACTTCATTCTTGCAAGGATAGCCAGACTTTACCCTGCATTGTTGTTCACGCTGGCTTTTGTTTTTGCTGGATGTTTCCTTCTTTACTCTCCAGCTGATTTTGCTGATGTGTCTCGCTCAGCTATATATGCCATTTTTTCTGCAACCAATATATTTTTTGCAAATAGCGCTGGATATTTTGATACATCATCTGAAATCAACCCACTACTTCATACCTGGTCTCTTGGTGTAGAGCAGCAGTTTTACATTGTATGGCCGATTCTTCTTTCTTTGGCATTATTTAAAAGAAAACAACTTGTTACTTATCTATTGGTGGTTGTTTCTTTAGTATCACTGCTTGCATCTCAATGGGCTACCACGCATATGCAAACAGAAGCATACTACTGGATGCCATTTAGAGTGTTTGAATTATCACTTGGTGGTATTGCTTTTTTAATTTCTCGCTCAACAGATATTAATAAATTATTAAAAGAAGCGATGATGTCTATAGGGCTGATAATGATTATTGTATCGGCCGCTACCTTTTCTTCATCTACGCAGTTCCCCGGTCTAAATGCTCTTATTCCTGTTGTTGGTTCAATGCTTTGCATATTGTCTCATGATGCAAAATTTGCAGGTTATGTTGTTAACAACAAAATAAGCGTGGCAATCGGGATTATTTCATATTCAGTATATCTTATACACTGGCCTCTTATTGTTTTTTATAAATACTGGATTTTTAGAGAAATTAATTCATTAGAGAAAACCTTCATTTTGGCATTATCCTTGGTAATAGGGTTTGCCATGTATTATGGAATTGAAAATAGATTCAGGAAAATACCATTAAAAAGCCTATCTTTTAAGCAGATGGCTTTTTTATCAACAGTTGTTTTTGCATTCACCGCATTCTACGGGTCGGCGAATAACAATGGATACGGATGGAGGGTACATGATCAGCGTATTATTTCTGAGTTATTATCAAATGATAACAAAGCTAAACTGTATGGTGGCTATGGCGTTCGCCAGCAGGTTAAGGTTGTCCTTGGTGTAAAAAACGAAGATCCGTTGTTTGTAATGATGGGTGATAGTTACTCTAGACAGTATGCAAATGCAATAGATGAGCAACTTAATGAAATAGGAAAGTCAGCAGTTGGGTTCTTTAAGGACGGGTGCTTTTTCTCTTCTGACATTATACTTAATATCAAAGGCAAAATTGAAAGGACTTGCAAAAACGTAGCAATGAAGGCTATTGATTACGCCAGGGAAAACGACCTCCCCATCGTTTTCTCTCAGTCCTGGATGAACTACAGCGATAAAGTTGCGATTGGAAATGGTGAAAGATTATCTTTCAAAAGTGAAAAAGATTACGCAAAGTTTAATGCAGATAATATTAACAGAATACAAGATATTTATGGCGTTAAGGTAACCGTTATTGGAAACCCGCCACCTTCAGGAGCTGGCGTTGTTGACGGAAGCTTGTCATGTATGACAAGGCCATCATACCTACCAAAAGCATGCATTGATCAAATGTCTGCTAATTATGATGATGAGCGCAGAGAATACAACTCCATGCTTAAGAAAAACTTAAATAATAAAATAGTATTTATTGACCCTTACGATTTTATGTGTACTAACGGAAAATGCCCTTCTGTTAGTGATGCTGGCGCGCCCCTTTACTCAGATGGCACCCATCTATCTATCTACGGTGCAAGATACCTTTGGGGTAGAATTAGCGCATTAAAAGATTTTTGAGTTCAGGCGGCAAAAAGCCGCCTTTTTTTATCTTTTTGCCTCTACCCACCTGTACTTAACTGTTACAACTGCTGTAGTTCCTCCTACTGTCGTAAGTGTGAGAGACCCATTGTTTATGACAAGCTGGAAATATACGTTCTGTATATTCACATCTGTAGGAGTGGTCTGGTATCTTCCTCCCACCTGCGTTACGGTGCCATTAAGAGGTGAAGAAGAAACTTCAAAGAATTGCCAGTTAGTGGCGGCCGAGGAGGTTGATTCTACCGCAAGGGTCCACAAAGCCCTGTCATCAGATACCCATGGAATTACAACCCCCGCTGTATTGATATTGGTAGAACTATTTTTACCAACAACCGGCAAGACATCTCTGGCATCCGTTGCCACGCCTGAGGTTATGTTAACCATGTTGTTCAGACCATGATAACTTCTTAGCTCGACCCCAATAGGCATTGTCACGTTAATGAAGGTATTATTGGATACTACGTTCATGCCTCCCACCAGGTCTCTAAGGGTTCCTCCGATGAATGTATTGCTACGCCAGCCGAACCCCAACCCTACAGATGGTGACTCGAATGGCCTCCAGTACTGGCCATTGTAATCATTACATCTGATGTCAACCACGCAACCTGTAACCGTGTTACCTACAGGAACTGTAGATCCTAACACGCCTGGAGAGTGTGTTACATGTGACCATATTCCTATAAATTGCCCCAATGGTTTTTTTTGGTTATTCCTTATTACACAACCAGTTAAAGTGGTCATATCTGAGATAAGATATATACCATAATCATTAACTGCTCCATCATCAAATAGCAGGTTGATTCCATTGACGACCGTTGACTGGGTTACAAGATACTCCGATGTAGCGGAGTTGTTGTTTGACATAAATTTTGTTGATACATTCCTGAATGTGCTGCTGCTTACAACTCCACTCTCCATTCCGCAGAAAAAATCAACTTCTGCACTAGATGCAATGTTTGTATTCCATGTGTGGTTATCAGTGTATTTCTGATTTAGAAACATACCTGTAACCTTCCCTATGTCCTGGTTTGAAAGGGAAGGCATATATGCCTTAGTAAAGTTATCTGATATTAACGAACTTCCATACTTTTTGGATAATAGAGTCATTACCTGATCAGGATCAAAAAGCTGTGTTCTTATCAACCCGCGCATATTAGCCCTACCAGTTGCAACTATTGCATCTGACATTTCTTTTGTCATCTCGACAGTATTGCCAACTATTAAGCTCCTTACATTTTCATCACCATATTTATGGTCATGCGATAACCCTATATTAAGCATGTCGCAATGCTTTGTTTCTGCCTTAATTAATCCAGTATGAGCATCCGTGACTGGAACACCCAGAACGTATGGAGTATTCGTAAGACATGTCTTTGATGAAAACCTTGCATACTCAGCCCTGAACCAGCAGTCATTTATTTTGCTTGGATTAAATATTTCGTCACTGGTTGTTGAATCAAGAACAATCCGGCCAGTTGTAGCCTCATCACCACGAATGGCCACGCCAACATTAATGGAAATGCCGCCTACAGTTTTCACATCGTATGGGTTGTCCTGGTAAACAGTCCAGCCGTTACTCGCCGCGAGTTGCAGGAATGTGGTGATATCTCCATTCTCTCTCGCGCCACAATTCAAAACTGTTCGCCCTTTTTCCCTTTCCTGGCGTACCCACACATATTCCGCGCTTCCAGATGGGAAAACCATCCAGTGATCTATATCATACTCACTTGCCAGGTTTGCTACAAACATCCCTCCGCCAACTCCTGGAGTATCGTCGTAAAAACCTCGTACAGGCTGTAATTGATAGTTATAGGATGGCTTTACGTTTTTAAGTGATGCAATAGACTTTGAGCTACCAATTAAAGAGAATCCATTCTCGCTCGCCAATTCTTGCCGAAGAACATCCCCATCAATAAGAGATAAATGTGTAACGTCTGTAGCCCAGCTTGTTGCATCTGCACCTGTTGTAGTGAAATCTAAATCTGTTTCAGCATTCAACTTCCAGTATTGTCCATCGTAGCGAATATACTGGTTTCGATCGGTAAAAGTTAGCGGTCCATCTACGTAATCACCTAAAAATTGATATCCAGATGAGACTAAAAACTGCTGAAAAATCTGGTCCCATTCATGAATTTTCGAGTCGAATAGTGCCTTTAAGCCTTGTACGGTGTAGTGCTTGTTACCGAAGCGATCAATATACCATTCAGCAAAAGAAGTAATAACTTCATCAAACTTACCAGCGTTATACTTCAGGTCGCGATAGGATTCACTTGGGACTGGCAAATTGGTAGGTTGAGTAGTCATATTAGTTCCATAAAAAACCCGGCGCGGTGGCCGGGTCTGGTTGGTCGGGGACGGTTCTTATTGGTAGATGGCGTCGCTGTATTCCGCGACGGTCAGAGATACCGTGTTATCTGTGTTCGGCTTGATGCTGTTCACCGTCCATAGCTGACTGTCCAGTTCTTCAACTGTCGCGATCAGATATCGCGACGGGAGCTGCACAGTGTCACCGTTCCATATATTGAGCTGAATGTTGGGGATAGCCGCGGTGAAGCCATACTTCGTGTCGCTGCGGGCGGTTGCCGGATAGCGCAGCGTCGGGTTATCCAGAAAGCGAAATAGCTTCTGCCGCGCCCGGCTGATGTCTTCCGGAAAGCTGATGGCGGTGCCGCCCTGCTCCCGGTATTCGTTGATGATCAGCGCCGAAACGACGTCCTGATTGTCCAGCGCCGACGACCATGCCCGGACCGCATCGCGGATCCTTTCGTGGTCTGGCGCCGCCTTAGGTTGAGCGCGGTTTATCACCGCTCCCGGGTGTATTCCGGTATTGTGTTGATACGCAAGTGAATGCATTTGCTATTCCTGATGTTCCTGCTTCTTACTGTGAGGAAATTCGCGGTACTCGACCGCCTTAACCTCGCCAGTAGGAAGCTTGTTGATGAAAATCTGACGGCCGACCCTGATCGCTTTGCTAATTGCCGTTTGATGAACACCAATGGCATCAGCTGCTTTTACCTGACCAACCTCGTCGACATATTCAGCGAGTGAAATTTTCATTTTTAACGTGACTCCTTACCGTTGATACAAAAACAATACCATAAGTATTAAAACATGCAATACCGGCGGTATTTTTAAATTAATAGCTCAGGTATTACTATCTGAAAATGGAAAAGAAAAAAGACATCACACCGACTCAGGCTGAGGACGCAAAGCGCCTTAAAGCCATCTATGAGGCGAAGAAGAAAGTGCTCGGAGTTACCCAGCAGTCGATTGCTGACGAGCTGGATATTACTCAGGGAGCGGTAGGCCATTACCTTAACGGGAGGAATCCCCTTAACCTTCCTGTAGCTTCAGTTTTTGCTCGCCTTCTGAAAGTTCGCGTTGAGGAATTCAGTCCGACACTGGCAAAAGAGCTTTCAGAAATGGGGCTAACCAGCGTTAATGAGCCATCAGTTCCGTATGTAATTGGATATACACCAGGTAAACGCTACCCGGTTATTAGCAGCGTTCAGGCCGGATCATGGTGTGAGGCATTGGAGCCATACTCGATTAAGGATGTTGATCAGTGGCTGGAATCAGATGCTCACATTCAGGGAGATGCATTCTGGTTGCGTGTTGAAGGGGATTCAATGACTGCGCCCGCTGGCTTAAGCATACCAGAAGGCACGTTTGTTCTTTTCGATACCGGACGAGAACCAATCAATGGCAGCCTCGTTATCGCTAAACTATCTGATTCAAACGAAGCTACATTTAAGAAACTGATCATTGATGGAGGCCAAAAATACCTTAAGGGTCTTAACCCGCAGTGGCCCCTCGTTCCCATCAATGGTAATTGCAGAATTATCGGTGTTGCTATTGAGACGAAACTAAAGCTCGTTTGATAAGTTTGCGAACAGGGGCGTTTGCGTCCCTCTATTTGCACTGACCGGCGACCCTGCCCACCATTGCCTTCGTTGAATCCATCCCTCCAAAACCAGACAGTGTTTTACTCATCAACACCACGCCATCAGGCTGTACAACCCAAGTCTCCATGGCGTGCTTTCCAGGCTCAGTGGTAAGCCCTACGACAACATTTTTACTCATAGCTCGATATACCATCCCTCCACCATCAAGACCGTCATACAGTACTGTCGCATTATCGCCATCAATAACGATTGTGAATGTTCCAGAAAACGCGTCGTCAATCCGCGAATACCCTTCTCTCTCACTGTAGCTTGACCCTTTAAGATCTTTCACGGTCCAGCACGATGCGTTAGAAACCATTGGTAAAGCTAACGCCGCAGCTACAAGTAACCTCATTTTCCCTCTCCAATAAAGTTCGAAACCCCATCAATACTAGCCGCTCTGCTCGCTTACAAAAAATATTTCTTCCTAGTTTTCATGAACATAATACCGCCGCACCAATTATTAATACCGCTAGTATTGATTTATATTAATACCGCTAGTATTGTTTACACATCGGAACGAAACATCGACAGCTGAGCGAAGTTAGCCAGCGGCGGACAGCAAGTCGCCTGCTTTTTAACAACATGCAAAGTCGGAACAGCACACGGTAATCCTGTTTAGACCCCAACGCACAAAATGCGGCGTATCACCGGCGGCGAACCGGTCGGTGAGAAGGCTACCCCCTCGCGAGAGCGATAAAGGCGTGGGAACGGGCAACACTGGCGGGATGAGAGGTGCGAAGCGCAAACAGATTTATTCCAGTCCATTCGAAGTTGAGTGGGTTGGGCTGAATCACAGAATCTTTCACGCCCGATTGGGCATCACGTTCAAATGGCTAGCCGCTGCCACCCTTTTCGACGCGGCACACCGTATCGGAGGTGTTATGTAACAGGTAACAGTGACGACTGAAAACCAACATTCAGCCCCGGATTATGCCGGGGCACACCGTGGAATGTTTTGGGGTGTGGTGGGCAGCTGATTCGTGATGCTCGCGGATCAATCCGGTCCACGAATCCACCACACCGACCAAAACATTTCTCCCGCATCAGCGGGTAACGACAGAGGGTTTTATGGCAGACGACGATTATACGATGGGTGAGTTTTGGCGAGATATGAAGCCAGAACTTAAAGAGCGGCGCAGGATAGCGCGCAATTCGGCGCATGAAGGGATGAAGGCATTCTTCCAGCGTAATGGCGTTGAGTTCGAAGAGGGAGAGAACACCCTCATATTTCGCACGCCGCAAGGGACTGTTGCTTATTACCCGCCAAGCAAGCGGATGCAGCATAAAACCACATGGCGAACATGCAGCCCTACAGCGTGCATGAATTACGTCAACAAACTCAGAGCCGCCTAACCAGCGGCTTTTTTCATACCTCAGTCGCTTCACCGAGGCGGCTTAGTTATGACAACCGGCGGCCATCCACCGCCAGCATATTTTTCGCACAAGCGCAGAAGTCTTGTTTAACGTTCGGCGGCGCGGCCTTAAGCGCGGAGATGATTATGACTCTTATCGAATTGACCAAACAGAAAATGGCAATTGAAGCTGAGCTGGCTCAGTTGAAGGCGAAGTTTGTTGATGACACCTCACGCATCGGTAAAGGGCTGATTGCCGTGTCTGAAGGCATCAACCAGGCCAATAAAGGCCTGACGGTTGAGATGGTCCAGCATGGCATGAGGATCATTAACTTCGGAGATCCGAAACAAAGCGCGGAGCGCCGCGGGTGTGTTGAAGACGCGATTAACGACATTGCGTCGGGGTTCACCCGCCTGAGCGAGCGTTATTTTGGAACAAAAAACTACGCCCATTGGAGCGATCAGCGTGAAGACCATCGCTATGGATATGGACCTAAACACGGTTCTATCTGCTTCAAGATCGGCTTAACCGGCACCGCACTTAATAAGCTGGCAAGTGGCGGGTTGAGTGATTACGACGCTGAATGCGCTATCTACTGCCTGATGAACATTGACGCCATCAATGCGGCAAATGCCAAAGCCCGGGAGGCATCATGACAGTCACCCACAACGGCAAGCAGTACACAGCCAAAAAGCTCAACGATAACGAGTGGCAGCTGACGTCGGTATCGGCACCGCGCGACAAGCTGACACTGAACCGCTGGCAGATGCATATCGCTGGCCTCCTGGAACAGGTTGAGGTGAAGGTATGATTGGAATGCACTACGGCACCGCATCAGTGCCACGTAGCGAGGTTTTACCGGGCACAATGCTGCAACACCACGGCAAAACTTATCGCGCCTCTGCGAACGTTGAGAAAGGACTGTACGCCTTCAACATCTTCGAAAAAACCATCATCAAAAGTGATTCCGTCGTTGTGCTGCTGAATGAGCGCGGCGAGCCGATGGTTCACTGATACCAACCACCCTATTCAACCGATCGGCCTGGCTCAATGCGGGCGGGATCTGCACATCCAAATTTCAGGAGTTCAGCCATGAACGCATACCTCACTTACGACCGAATCGAAGATCGGCGCTGGGTTGAGCAGCAGCTCACCGACGAGAAAGAGAAGTGGATCGGCGACCGGGCGCGGGAAATCATCGACATGATGCCGAAAGAGCCGTCCGGCCTCTTTCACTTCACGGTCCCGATTGACTCCAGCCCATACGAAGGACTTCGCAGCGATAAAGCTGGCGAGGCCTACAACGATTTCATTTCGGCAGTTGCTTACGCCCAGGCGGAATACGACTGGGAACACCGTACCGGCTGACCGGCAGCGAAATCGCTGAGAAGTTTGGCGTAACGCTCATCGAGTTTAACCGGGTCGCCAACGGCATCACCCGCGGCTCCGGACAGATAGCTCAGATCGTTGAGTCGGAAAAATGGATCAACGACGACGGCATCTGCGACCGGAAATTCGACCTGGTCGCGAAGCCAAAAGTTGTAACGCCACAGGGTAAATCGCGGCTGTTCACCCGGCGTGCCATAGAGCAGTCACAGGAAGGCCGACGGCAGGAGTGCATAGCGCGTGCCGCCCGCCGTCGCCGCCTCATTGCTCAGGGCATCTACATCGACGAAATGGAGTCAGTGCTATGAAAGCGTGGTCACTCGAAGAGCTTGCACTGCTGTGGCGGCACTCAAACGCTGAAGTCGCAGAGATTACCGGCCGCAGCATTGAAGAGGTCGGAGATAAGCGGCTGCAAACCAATATTGAGCGTAATGGGTGGGATGTTAACGATCCGGAGCGTGCATCATGAGATATGGAAGCGTGTGCAGCGGCATCGAAGCTGCCAGTAAAGCGTGGGAACCTCTCGGCTGGAAACCCGCCTGGTTCTCTGAAATTGAACCCTTCCCCTCTGCTGTCCTCGCCCATCACTGGCCAGAAGTAACCAACCTCGGCGACATGACCCAAATCTCCGATGCGGTGCGCACTGGTAATGTCGAAGCGCCTGATGTTCTGGTCGGTGGTACGCCTTGCCAGGCATTCAGCATCGCCGGCTTACGTGAAGGCCTGTCTGACGACCGAGGCCAGTTAACCCTCTCTTACGTGGAATTAGCCAATGCAATCGACGCAAAGCGCCGCGAACGCGGTGAACCAGAATCAATCATCGTCTGGGAAAACGTCCCCGGCGTACTCAGTAGCAAAGACAATGCCTTCGGGTGCTTTCTGGCAGGACTTGCCGGAGAAAGCAGTGAGTTGCAGCCAGCAGGGGGAAAATGGACGCACGCAGGTTGTGTGTCTGGACCAGAAAGGGTTATCGCCTGGCGCGTCCTTGATGCTCAATTTTTCGGAGTGGCCCAACGACGCCGCCGTGTGTTCGTTGTCGCAAGTGCTCGAAAAGGATTCGATCCCGCAGCGGTACTTTTTGAGCTCGACAGCGTGCGCCGGGATTCTGCGCCGCGCCGAGAATCGCAACCGGAAATTGCCAGAAATGCTGGAGAGCGCACTAAAGTCGGTAGTCACTGGGATAACCCAGAAAACCCTCACCCAACCCTAAATCAGTCCAACAATATTGGCGGAATCGGCGCTAGTAATCAGGAATTGTTTAGCCAGCGCGGTTCCGGGCTCGTATCAGATTCTTACTCTGATGTTTCCCGAACTCTTCTTGCAAAAGAAAACGACAGCACTGCCGAGGATTTGGAAACTTATGTCGTTCATGGAACTCAAGATCCAGACATTAACCGAGAACTTGCGCACACACTTGGCCGCAACAACGGACAAGAAAACGCCTGCATCGCATTTAGCTACAAAGATAATGGCGCAGATGCGACGTCGGATTTATCACCAACGATACGCGCAGGAAACCACGATAAAAGCCATGCCAATAGCGGCCAGCCTCCTGCGATAGCCATTGCAGGTAATACCATTGGTCGCGCGCCAGAAAATGGCGGTAACGGAACGGGTTACTGCAAAGAGGTGGGTTACACATTGACTAAGTCAGATCAGCATGGTGTTGCGTATGGAATGCAAGTTCGCCGCCTAACACCGATTGAGTGCGAGCGGCTTCAAGGGTTTCCTGACAATCACACCATGATCAGCTGGCGCGGAAAGGATGCTGCTGAATGTCCGGACGGCCCGCGCTATAAAGCAATCGGCAATAGCATGGCTGTACCGGTTATGCGTTGGATTGGTGAGCGCATCGCCGCAACGCTGCCAGCTGAGAAGTTGAATGGTGATTATGGCGGAAGTAAAACACCGCTCGACCAGCGCGACCTCTGGCGCACTCCACCAGCCCTCTTCGCTTCTCTTGATGCTGAATTTTGCTTTCAACTTGATGCCGCAGCAGCGCCGCATAACGCGCTATGCCGTAAGTTCATCACCGCCGAGCAGAACACACTGGAGACGCCCTGGGCTGATTACCTTAATGTTCCCGGCTACGTCTGGCTGAACCCGCCATACAGCGACATCACACCTTTCGTTAAGAAGGCCGCTACCGAAAGCGCAAATCAGATCGGCACGGTCATGCTGGTTCCGGCAGACACATCGGTTGGCTGGTTTAATGAGGCGATCCAGACCGCCAGCGAGGTTCGCTTCATCACCGCAGGGCGGCTGGCATTTATTAACCCGGTCACCGGTAAGCCGGTAAGCGGCAACAACAAAGGGTCGATGCTCATCATCTGGCGACCGTACCCGCGTACACAATGCCACTTCGCAACTGTGGGCCGGGACGAGCTGATGGCTTTCGGGGCGAAACTTCTCGCCCGCCGGGAGGCCGCATGACGCCAGAAACTGACAACGCCAGTATCAAGGCGCTAATCGCCAGGTCGCTATCGCGGCCTTTTTTATTGCTGGCGTTCACATTCAACAGAGTTAACCGACAGTTCCGGGAGCATTGACCATGGATATCATCGACACTGCAGCAGAGATTGAAGAGCTTCAGCGTAACGCTGCCCTTTCCGCTCACCGTTTCAACCGCAACGCCGTATCAGCTGAGCGTTGTGAAGAATGCGACGAACCAATACCCGAGCCGCGACGCGCTGCCGTTCCCGGCTGCCATACGTGCGCGGAATGTCAGGGCGTGATCGAACTGAAGAATAAGCAGAGGGGGTTGCAGTGAAAGAGCGCGGAATGATTTTCAACGGCGAGATGGTGCGCGCCATCCTCGAAGGCCGGAAGACGCAGACACGCAGGATCATGAAGGTACAGCCTGTCCTCAATGGTAGTTTTTATGAGGTATACGGTGCTGGATGGGTCAGGAGCATGAAATCTGTTCCTGCAATTCCAGGACACAGTCTTGCCAGTAATTGTCCATTCGGCTTGGTTGGCGATCGCATCTGGGTACGGGAAACGTGGGGCGTAGTGAGTCATGAACTGGATGAAGACGGTCGCATTCAGCCATGGAGTCCTGATCGTCCTGCCACAGCCATTAACGAAATGCCGTTTGGTAATGGTTTCTACTCTGGTCACGCTATCTACGCAGCAGACGGGGATTTTACCTGGGGTGATGACGATGGCTACGAAGATGGGCGTTCGTGCTGGAAGCCATCTATCCACATGCCTCGCGCAGCATGTCGCATGCTGCTGGAAATTACCGGAGTGCGGGTTGAGCGGTTGAATAGCATCAGCCAGGAAGATGCGCAAGCCGAAGGCATGGAGCTTACCGGATGGCGGCCAACATACTCTGACCCGGATAGCGGCGGTGAAGTATGGACTCCATATGACAACTTTGCGCAGCTGTGGGAATCAATTTACGGCGAGGAGAGTTGGAAGGCCAACCCATGGGTCTGGGTAATCGAATTTAAGGTGGTTCCCAATGTTCAGGATAATCCAGCCTAATACCTGGTACGCCGACATGTTCGGTGAACCCTGCAAAATCCTCCGCGCTACCCACGAAGTCATCCACTACATCCGCAACGGTCGCACCTGCATCGCCAGCATAGGCCGCTTTCAGCATGAATTCGAGCCGCTGACCAAAGCACAGGCCGAGCGGATCGCCGAAGAAATCGAAACAGCAGAACACCTGAAGAAGCTGCGCGCCCAGCGTGCGGCATGAGGAGAAATTATGGGAAAGATGACGTTCGTATTTGAGTATGAGGACGGTAAAGAGCCACCGGTTAGCGCTGGCATGTCGTTTATGGGTGGGAAGATTGTCGCCGCGTCTTTTAGTGATGCTTTGGATGAATCCGAGGTTAATGACGCAGAAGGGCTTGAGTGGAGTGATGAGATGAAGCTACAGCCATGACGCAACTTATAGCCAGTTATGAGCTGGCTATTGGGTGCGAAAGCACTGCCACGTTATCCCTTTTGCCCGGCCACGCGCCGGGCTTCTTTTTACCTGATTTCGATTAATCAACACGTCAACGCGGCCTCGCATATAATGCCAGGTGGCTAAGGAGTTCTCATGGCTAAGCTTCTCAACTTGCAGGAATGGGCTGCTGAGGTCTACACGACTCCACCCTCCCTTTCTACTCTGCGTCGATGGACGCGGCAGGGGCGAATTTATCCCGCGCCGGAGCTGCACGGAAAGGAATATAAGGTTCAGCCTGACGCTATCTACGTGGATCCGCGCAAGAAGAATCTGCGCGCTAAACCGAAACACACAAAACTGCCGTCCAGCGGCACCTTACTGGAGAGACTGACTCATGGCGAAAAGGCCAGTACGTTACGACGCTAACCTGCCCCGTAACCTGACCTATCGTAAAAGAGACAGACTTTACAGCTGGCGCAATCCGGTGACCGGGCAGGAGATTTCTCTTGGCCGGATTGATCGCAAGGACGCTGTTGCCCAGGCCATTGAGGCCAACAACTACATCGACCAGAATTACCTTCCCTCTTCTCTCCTGGATCGCATAAAAGACGTGCCCACTTTCACAGTGGCTGCATGGCTGGAGCGTTACGAGGTGATTCTCGAGCGGCGCGAGCTGAAACCAAACACGATGAAGGTCAGGCGAAACCAGATCGCCACCATAAATGAAGAGTTCGGAAAAATACCCCTCGCATCTGTCACGACCAAGGACATCGCCTCATTTCTTGAAGCGTACATTCTCTGCGATAAAAAGAGCATGGCTTCCGGACTGCGGTCTGTTCTGATGGACATATTCAGGGAGGCGATCGTAGAAGGACATGTCGACAGGAACCCGGCTGAGCCGACGCGAACGCCGACACCGAAAGTTAAGCGGGAACGCTTGCTGCTCGAACAATTCACGGTCATCCGCCAGGCTGCGTTAACTCATTCTGAATGGGCGCCAAACGCATGCGATCTGGCACTGGTCACCGGCCAGCGGCGGGAGGATATCTCACTGTTCAGGTTCAGTGACATTAAAGATGGGAGGCTTTTCGTTACGCAGGAGAAAACAGGTCACAAACTGGCACTTCCCCTTGATTTGAGGCTGGACGTCGCCGGGCTTGTGTTGCAGGATGTCATTGATCGATGCCGGGTGAACAACCCTTCCGACTTCATGCTTTACTCTCCGGTTCGCCGCGGGGGAAGAAAGCCAGGGCCGCTAACGCCTGACGGTCTTACCCAGGCGTTCGCAGAGATAAGGGATTCGACCGGGTTAAAATTCGGACCTAATCCACCTCCTTTCCATGAGATCAGAAGTCTGGCGAGCAGGCTCTATGAAAAGGAGCGCGGGGAGGAATTTGCTCAGCGCTTACTCGGCCACAAAAATTTAACAATGACCAAAAAATACCTGGACGCACGTGGTGCAGAGTATGTTATGGTTTAGACAGGATATGGAATATTCGAGTAATTTTCGGGGGATTTCGTGTTAATACCGAAAAAACCTTTGAAAAACAAATAGATAAAAAGAGACCGAATACGATTCCTGTATTCGGTCCAGGGAAATGGCTCTTGGGAGAGAGCCGTGCGCTAAAAGTTGGCATTAATGCAGGCTCAATCGCCTTGCCCTTTAAGAATAGATGACGACGTCAGGTTTTCCAGTCCACAGTAAAAGTGGTCTGAAAAAAAGCGTCAGAACATCACTAAATGTGAAAAACCGCAGAGCTTTTACAAGCACCTGCGGTTTTTTTTTACTGGAAACCTGACGGCTAGCAGAGCTTTTCAGCGCGCTCAATAAACGGTGCCAGACTTTTCTTCTGCCCGGGGTTTGCCGGGTCATCCACCTGGATCACGCTGACAGGCTGTCCGTTACTTTTCCCGCTGGCCACCTGCTGCTCCGCTACGTCATTTAACGGATACTGCACGAGCGTACTGGGATTGATGACATACAGCGCGTTACCGGGACGGCAGGTGAGCATGACCTCTTCACGATTAAATGCCCAGTTGTCCTTGCCCACTTCAAACCGGCTGACGGTGATGACCTGCGGCGCGGCCAGCGCACTGCTGGCACAGGTGAGAAGTAAAAGAGAAAGCAGTGTCTTTTTCAT